TACTGAGGTTGGTAGAGAAATGTTTGGAGAAAACTTCTGGGTTGATTTAGCAATGAAACATGTTTATAGCGCAGAAAATGTTGTTTTTTCAGATGTTCGTTACCCAAATGAAGCTCAGGCAATTAAAGATAAGGGCGGAATAATGATTAGGATTACTAAACCTAATGTTGGCCCTGTAAATGACCATATTTCAGATAAAGCTTTAGATGGTTATGAAGTAGACTTTACTATTAAAAATAGCGGTACTTTAGCTGAGCTTTCAGCAAAAGTTAACGTTCTTACCGCATCATTGAGGAGCTGGGAATGGGATGGATTTATAGTTTAACTCCACAAGAAGAAGCGTTAGCTGCTCGTGTGGGTTGGGAGCGTCAGCTTCCTATGTTAGGTCAACCTGAACGCAATCGTAATTATAGCGAAGGTGACATTTGGGAAACTTGGCAACACATGATTTGTGCTGCTTCTGAAATTGCTGCTGCCCGCATGTTAGGCATGAATGATTTTGAACCACATGCTAATACTTATAAAAGTAAGTTGGACATTCCAGGGTATGAAGTTAGGTATTCCTTCACTAGCACAAACCCAGGACAGCCTAAACATTCTTTAAGGTTTAAAGAAGGCGTAGATAGTCCCGAAGAGATTTACATTTTAATTGTTGGTGGTCCTGAACAAAAAACTAGGCGCTCAGCCCATGACGGGTACAAAACACCAGCGTTCCGTGCTGTAGGATGGATGTATGGCCATGAGTGTGCAACTATTAAGCACATGATGCCATATGGAAAAAATAATTACGCTGTCCCTATTGCAGATTTGCATGACATGGCAGAACTACCAGTTAGGCAATATGTCTGAAAAAAAGTTTTACAATGGTTTAACTAAAAATGTCCCTGTGGCTATTGGTATAGACCAATCTTTAACTGGGTTTGCGGTTTCAGTAGTAGAGATACTTACCCCCAGTGCCCATGAAACTTGGGTGTACTCTTCTCCGTATAAAGGGGTACAGAGATTAGACGACATTTCTGTATGGTTAAGCTCAAAGCTAACTTTTTTAAAACAAAATTCTAATGATATTTTTGACATTGCCATGGAAGGAACAGTAGTAAATAGTAACTCTGCGTCTGTATTAGGAGAATTGGCAGGAGTTGTAAAACTTAACTTGTTCAATACTTTTAAAGATTCTCCAAATGAAAGATTAAAAACCCCATTACAAGTTCCTCCCATGACATTAAAAAAGTTTGTATGTGGCAAAGGAACTGCAACAAAAGATTTAATGTTGCTCAATGTTTACAAAAAATATGGGGTAGAGTTTAGCGACAATAACGCAACAGATGCGTATGGCTTAGCAAGAATTGCTGCAGAAGTAGCGATAGACGCAGATGAACGAGCTACTTTAAAGAAACTTACTGACTTAAAGTTTAGGGACTTTATAGCAGAGTAACATTGTATTCTTAGTAGTTGAGGATGGCTACTACTTATTTGACTACTAAGGACTACAAATTGACTGAAGAACATCCTGTACCCTCTACCGAAGAACCGTTTTTACGTGTAGGTGGAGGCTCAAACCCACAATCCGTAGCATCTGCAATTGCACACGCAATTTATGACAACAGAGCAGTAAAACTTAGAGCTGTTGGTGCTAGTGCCGTAAATCAAGCGGTAAAAGCAATTGCAATTGCACGAGGGTATGTTGCTCCACGAGGTCTAGACCTAACTTGTAAACCAGGTTTCACAACTATTCAAAGCCACGATGGTGACATTTCAGCAATGATTTTTGCCATTACAGCGCAGTAAAAAAGCCTTACTATTGAATAGAAAAAGGAGTTTTTATGGCTACACCATTTAGCGTAGGACACGGCATGCGTCGTCGTTCTGGCATCCCATCATCTTACACAGAAGCAGCAGGTAATTCCATGGCACGTTCACACAAAACCTCAGATGAGCACTACTCAGATGCAGCAGACGCAATGAGCGTCCGTGTGCCTATTGGCGCAGTAAACCCAACACCTGCACTTCAGGGAACGCTTATTCCTCGTAAGAACACTCAGGCAGCTGACCCTACCAACCCTGGTAGCAAGCAGAACCGTCAGAACATTGAACGTGTTGGCGCAACTTACCGCATTCAGCCTAAGACTGGAATTGCAGTAGTTGACCCAAGTGTTGGCCCAACCATGGCAAATGCTCGCATTATTCCGTCAGTTCCAGGTAGCGTAAACAACTTCTCGCAGGAATCTCAGACAGCAGCGCAGTAACTATGGATGGAAATTCTAATCTATCCGCTATACAAGCTAGGTATGGGTTATCCCCCCATAATGTAGTGCACCAAAATGTAGGAGTGCCGCTACACCCTTACGAAGGTGAGACTAGCCATACTAGTTACCAGAATGCTAACCGTAAAAGTACTAGCTTCTTCTTCGCAAGTAATCAGCTTCATCCTCACCATGTTATGAACATATCCCTTGAAACTTTACCTTCTAGTTATGGTGAGCGCCAGTCGAGTATGGGAGAAAACCCATTTCACCCAGTGCCTAGTTCTCTAGGTATGACTAGAAACCCATTGCATCCAACAGGAGATGATGAGTAAAAATGTCTGGAACTACTGTCATGGTACCTGTTATTGAGTTAAAAACCTGTAATTCTTGTTTAAAAGAGCTCCCCACAACTAAGTACAAGCGCAGAGGAAAAACAGGCAGACAGTCGCATACTTTGCATTCTATGTGTAACCAATGTTTGTACATTAAATACACTCGACCAAATGCAGAAAAAAAGATTGAAGAAGTACGCAAGTATAAGCTAGAAAAAGGGTGTATTGATTGTGGGTATAACTTGCACCCAGAAGCGTTAGAGTTCGACCACAAACCAAACTCTGATAAACTGTTTAACATCGGTGAAAAACTTGGCTCATATTCTATGGAAAAAATCTGGGAAGAGATTAATAAATGCGAAGTAGTATGCGCTAATTGCCACGCTATTCGCACAGCAAATCGAAGAACACGCATAGAGATTGAGGTGATGTGATGGCTGGCGGTAATGCACAAAATTTTAGCCCCAACCAGAACTGGCAGTCTTTAGGCGGCAATGGCTTCTATGGTTATAATAACCAGGGTGGAGCAGGAACCCCTGTTGCAAGGGGCGAGTTGGATGCTATTCGTATTGGTACGGGTAGAGTTCCTTCTGCGGAGTATCCCTGACGGCTATCTCGGAACGATTCGCTCACGTAGAGATGACCGCCTTCTCGATAGCATCAAGTCTCGTATTGGGCAAAAGTCATACCAGCGTGGTGTCCACAAAGGCGAACGCATTGAACCCTCAATGTACTACTGGACTCAAGATTTTAATGCAGACATGGGCATTAAACGCCAGATGAAAGCCAAAAGAGTCAATGTTAATGGGGTAATGGTTTGGCAAATCCCTCGTTCAGCACCGCAAACTTATTTAACTCCAGCGCCACACCTTGTGAATGATGGTAAAGCAAACACTGTTGCTGACCAACCTGGAACAATCAATGTTCAACGTGCAAATGCTCTCAATTATTTGAAACCAACGTATAGATAATGACTGACGGCAGATACGATTACACTAAGCCTTGGGTAACAGGGTCTCCTTCTGATGACACTTACACAGATGCTCAACCTAAATGGACGTATAATGGTCCTTGGGCATCCAATATGGAGCGCCTAACGCAACAGGCTCTTATGGCAGCAACTATGCCAGGAGTTCAGTTGCAAATGCTGGTTAGGCCACCATTGCCACAAATCAGGTTATTTCCTGACAGATTTGGTTTTGGGGTAAGAACTCAACCAGAAATTGATGACGTAGTTAGTTTAGACCGTGTTTACACGGAACCACGTATATCGTGGTATTCAGGAAGCCCTGCAGGATACTCAGGTGCAGATAGAAATAGTTTGGAAGGTATCTAATGGCTGGTAATAACGACGCATTTGTCGAAGGGCGGGGGGGAATTCCTTCAGGAGCTCACTGGCAATGGAAACGTGACCTTGTAGCTGGAGTTAAAGGAAACAAAAGAAAATACGAAGAGAGTTTCGTTTTGCCTCCGACTATTGACTACGAGGGCAATCAACTTCCAAACATTGATTACGCTCACCGTGCTGATGTTATGAAATCTCAAAATGAGTACTACGAACATTTAAAGCAACTTGAAGCACAGCGCTCTAAGAGCCAATCAGCTTCTAAACCTAAACCAGCGTCTACTCCTAAGGCTAAAGGGCCAAACCCTTTAGACGAAATTGTAATTCCTGGAGGACGTGGAAATGGCCCAGTAGAAATGCAATCAGGTGGCCCAAAACCTGGAAAACTTTTAGGAAACCATATTAATGCGTTAGCCACACTAGTGCAAAATGTGGCCTCTTCTTTAATTGCAACTCGTCACCCAGACTTAGTGCTTAGGGGAAGTGAAGCTCATAACTTAATAAACTTGGGAAAATCTGAAACAGATGAAAAATCTTTAGGAGCACGTGACCACATTGGTATGGGGGATATGGCACTTAAAGATTTAAGTGACCGTAATAGAGCTGTAACAGCTCATGAGCACTATAAAAAAGCAGGAACCATAGTAAAGCAAGCAGCTGCAATTCTTGCTCATCCTGAAGTAAAAACCGCTATTAATAGCCTTCCTGAATCAACAAGAGCTGGGGTTATTTATGAACTTCCTAGTTTTGATACTATGGACAAAGCAATTGAATACAGTAATCTTCAACGATTGGACCCAAACCCTTACCCTACAGTTCCTTTTGGTGGTCAGACTCTTGAGCTTAATAGCCCTGAAGCCCTTAACGCAAGAGCAAACGCTAAACGTTTGGGCAAGGGTAGCTCTCCAGCTGAGAAAAGAGCCGCAGCTAAACTTAGAAGACAGGCTAAAGGAACTCCTAGAGGAACGGGAGATAACCCAGTTCCAAAAGCAAGTGAAAGTTCTCCAGGCTCAGGTAGCCAAGCTAATAACAACACTCCTCGCATTATGAGAGCACCAGAGTAAAGAGTTAACATGTCTGTAAATAGAAAACGCAGTGCTAATAAAGCCAGAGTTCGTCAACAAGCAGCTAAGCCAGAGCCTATTGCTTCAGAAGTTAAGCCTGAAACAAAACCTAAAGGTCCTTCAAATAAGCCACCAGCAGTTAAAGGCACTCCTACTAGAAAACAAAGAAGAGCAATCGCTCAACTTCCTAAAGTAGTTGAAGATTTTACTGCGCCATTTGCTGGCCCTGACGAAGCACGTGTTCAGCCAAAATCAGTAGTTGCTGAAAAATCTGCAAAAACTCTTGCTAGACGAGCCACTTCTCCTACTCGTAAGTTTAGACTTCTTAAAGAAGCCACCCCTACTAACAAAGGCGCAGGTAAAGATTTAGGAAGTCAGAAGAAATTAGTTCAAGAGCTTATTGACAGAAGAATTGGAGAAGCTCAGCGAGGGTTTGTTCCTGAAGAAGGCCCTAAACTACCACGTCCAATTGCTACTACCCCTGAAAAACAAGCAGAGGCTATGGCTCACGCAGAGTCCTTATTAATTCCTGATAGCTTAAAGCGTAAAGCAATAGCGCTTCATGAACAGCATGTTAGACATGTGACAAGGCTCAAAAAGAGGTATCCAACTGACCAAGCAATTCAAATGACTGAGCCTCATCCTTTACAACATTTTATTGACCAATTATCGGGCAATACTTCTACTCAGGGCACCTCTACGTCAGAACTTACTGAAGCACTAACCCGTGAAAGTAACAGTAACATGAAGAAGCGACCTACTGATGAAAACGGTATTTACAAGTCCGTTCGAGAAGCGGAAAATGGATAACCTATGGTAAACATTAATACATTAGTTACTCAGCACCACATTGCAGAGGCTCAGAGAGCTCACGATGAAGCAAAACAAGCGTCGCTTAGAGTTCCCCTTGCTCAAAGAGGAACTCACCCTGCAACCATTAGGTACAACGAAGCAGCCGCAAACCTAAGAAA